TATTGGTGCGGGTGGTTTTAATGGCAAAACCGCGTTAGAAATAATACAAGGTGAAGGACTCAAACCAGAAATGGGACGTATAGCTAAAAATAGCACTGTTCATGTAACATGTGGTTATGGAGGAAAAATCGCTATAAGATATTATATGATTGGTTTGCATACAGATTATACAGATGAACTCAGGAACTTTCAAGTTCTCGATGTTGTTAAATTTATACAACCATATCCTGAAGAAATTGAAATCATAATAAATAAAAACAAGGAGGATCGAGAGGAGAAAGAAAGGAAAAGGAAGGAGGATCGAGAGGAGAAAGAAAGGAAAAGGAAGGAGGAACGGGAGGAGAAAGAAAGGTGGCGTGAAGAAACACGTCGTGCCTATGATCGGCAGTGGGAGTTCAAAGCGGCGGAGCGCGAGTCGAAAGAACGAATCGCGAAAGGAGCGCAGGATGTACACGTAAATGTTGAAATTTAACTTAAGTTAAAAGTTAGCCATGCTCATTAGTAAAATGAAATTTTATCCCGATGAAGAAGAAAACCCTGAGTATTGGTGGGACGTCGATTTGGATGATGTGCGCTACGAAGTTTATAGTATAGAAAAAGATGAGGATGATCCATATAATCAATATAGAGAGTGGGAAGGTAAAGTTTCGAGAGAAAACAAGGTTGCATCTTTCAGGTTTGTTCATCATTACACGAATGATGGTGACGCGGAACTGGAAGATATTAATGGAGACTTTCCAGAAGATCTACATGATACTCTCTTCGAATTTCTTGTTAAGGAACTTATCGAAGATTACGATAGTTCCTGTGAAACCTAAGTTAGAGAATAGATGTGTAATAAAATAAAAAAAATCATGGAGAGCGTTGAGAAACTCACGCATATAGAGCATGTGCTTAAACGCCCCGACTCATATGTCGGTCCAACTGATTTAAGTTCGGAATCCTATTGGGTTCTTAACGGTCAGAAATTTGAAAAGAAGAGTACCAAGTATTCACCTGGTTTACTCAAGATTTTTGATGAGATCCTCGTTAATGCCATCGATCGCAACTCACTCCATCCTAAAAATACCAGCTCAATAGCTGTATCTATAGATAAAATATCGGGTTCCATAACCATTGAAAACAATGGTCCACTGGGTGGAATCTCTGTTAAAATGCACGAAAAGGAAGGAATCTGGAACCCAGAACTCGTTTTTGGACATCTTCTCACGAGTACAAATTACGATGATAATCAAAAGCGGATTGTCGGAGGTAGGAATGGTTACGGAGCTAAACTCACGAACATTTACTCTTCAGAGTTCTCAATCATCGTAAAAGACCACGAAACAAAGCAGACATACACACAAAAGTGGTCGGATAACATGTCAGTGTGTGAACCCCCAAAAATCAAAAAACATTCGGGTACCACATCATCCGTGTCCGTAACATTTATCCCTGACTGGAAACGGTTTGGAATGACCAAGATGGATTTCAACATCTACAAAATCTTCGAAAAGCGTATTTGGGACGCTAATATCTGTACGACACCCAACTGCAAAGTCAAGTTCAACGGTGAAGCTCTCCCCAAACAAAGCTTCGAGGCCTACGCCAAAATGCATGAAGGTGTAGAGAATGTACACTGCGCCACAACCGATCGCTGGTCTGTCTGTATCGGTCCATCTGAAGATGGTATGCAACAGGTATCCTTTGTAAACGGTATCTGTACCAGTAAGGGTGGAACTCACGTCGATCACGCTGCCTCACTGGTCGCTGCGGGGATCATCGAAGAGATGGCAAAGAAAATTAAACTCAAGCCTCAACAGGTCAAAAACACTTTCTCTATCTTTGTGAAAACAACCCTCGAGAACCCCACTTTCTCGAGTCAGGTCAAGTCTGAGTGTACACTCAAGGCACAAGACTTTGGCTCTAAGTTTGAGATGCCTAAAACCTTCGTAAAAAACGTCTTGAAGACGGGCGTTTCAGATGAACTCACGGCTCTCTCAAAGTTCAAGGAGATGAAGGAACTCGCGAAAACCGATGGTGGGGCTCGCAAGAGTAAAATTACAGGTATTCCCAAGCTCGATGATGCCAACAAGGCGGGAACAGCTCAATCTGGAAAGTGTACACTCATCGTCACAGAGGGTGATTCAGCAAAGACCCTCGCAGTCGCTGGTCTCTCAGTTGTTGGTCGTGATCACTACGGAGTCTTTCCTCTAAGAGGGAAGTGTAAGAATGTTAGAGATGCATCCGTTTCGCAACTTACAGGAAATCAAGAGTTCAACGACCTGAAGAAGATCCTTGGTCTCCAACAAGGCAAGGAATACACCGATGTTTCTGAGCTTCGATACGGGCGATTGATGATCATGACTGACGCTGATAATGATGGTTCACATATCAAGGGTCTAATTCTCAATATGATTCATGCGTTTTGGCCCAGTCTCCTCAAATTGGGCTTTGTGGTGTCGATGGTCACGCCGATCATTAAAGCCATGAAAGCTTCTCAGTCTAAATCGTTCTATACAGATTCCGCATTTCGTACATGGTACGGGGATGGTCAACCGGGTTGGAGGATCAAATACTATAAGGGTCTCGGTACTTCAACTTCTGTGGAGGCTCGAGAATATTTCAAAATTATCCAAGATCTCACCGTTAAATTTAACGTTGATGTAATGACGGATGATTCTGTGGTACTCGCGTTCGATAAAAAGAAGGCCGACGATCGTAAGACGTGGCTTCTTGAAAGTACCGCGAAAGAAGCAAAAGATCTCGAAGTACCTTATGGTAAGATAAAGCAGCTGGAAATTACCGACTTTATTCATAAGGATCTGGTAAACTTCTCGTTGGCGGATTTGAAACGTTCTATCGCACATATGGCAGATGGACTCAAACCGTCTCAACGAAAGGTTATGTATTCTTGTTTTCAAAAGAACCTTAAGGATGAAATGAAGGTTGCGCAATTGGCTGCATTTGTGGCTGAAAAGTCTGCTTATCATCACGGTGAAGTAAGTTTGGCCGATACTATTGTCAAACTGGCAAACGACTACACGGGCTCTAATAATATTAATCTTTTGGAGCCGTGTGGACAGTTTGGGACCCGATTGATGGGAGGTAAGGATGCATCTCAGACCCGTTATATCTTTACGAAGTTGTCGAAGGAAACTCGAAATATCTTCGATCAAAAGGATGACGCGATACTCACATACCTCGACGACGATGGACGAGCGATTGAGCCTGAGCATTATATGCCTGTTTTACCTATGGTACTCGTGAACGGAACTGAAGGAATTGGAACAGGTTTCAGTTGCTACGTTCCACCCTTCAATCCAGAAGATATCAAGGCAAATATCCTCAACTTTACAAATGGTAGAGATATGAAAAAAATGAAACCCTGGTTTCGGGGGTTTACTGGATCTATATTGGAACAGGATGATGATTCGTGGATCGCACAAGGTGTATGGAAAAGTATTGGGAGGACCGTTAAGGTAACCGATCTCCCCCCGGGTCGATGGACCCAAGATTACAAGGAACATCTCGATACTCTCGTTGAAAAGAAAATCATCAGTGGTTTCACAAATAACAGCACAACAGAGAACGTTGATTTTATCATCCAAGATTATAACGGCAAAGACGCTGTGAAAGATCTCAAGCTGCAAAAGACTATCAGATGCTCAAACATGCATTTGTTTCACCCCACAAAGGGTATCTGTAAATACGATACACCTGAACAAATTTTGGTTGATTTTATTAAACTTCGTATGGAACATTACAAGAAACGTAAGGCTCATCTCATCGACACGACCAAGAAGAAGGCTGAACTCTGTTCTCACCGAGCACGCTTTGTTAAAATGGTAATTGATGGTGATATAGTTGTATTTAAACGGAAAAAGCAAGATCTAGAAAATGAAATCAGTCGAGTGTTTCCGATGGTTGACAATTCGTACGATTACCTGCTACACATTAAGACCATCGAATACACGGAGGAGAGAGTCGCCGCTCTATTCGGTGAATGGAACAAACTCAGAGAAGAAATTTGCTTAATTGAAGCTACTGGTTATTTTGAAATGTGGGAAACTGATATTAAAAAATTGTAGACAATAGATAAGTATGGACGTGCAGGGACCCGATCCAGGCGCCACCCTAGCTCTCAATGCTATTGGGAAACAGGATACGTACCTACTAAATGATGATCCTAGATATTCACCTTTTAAATATTTATACGATAGACATTCAAATTTTACAAAGTTTCATAGATCGACTACAATTTCTAAACCTAACGACGCGCAAGCTAATTGGCCTTTCGGTGAATCTATAAAGGTCACGTTAAACCCTCGTAATATGGGAGATCTTTTGAGTAATATGTATATTTCTGTTAAATTTCCCGGATTGGCAAGTGCTGGTTTTTATTTAGCAGATCAATTAGGGAGACATTTAATTAAATCCGTTACAATGCGTGTAGACGAGTTGGAAGTCGAGACGTATTATGACGATTGGGGTATTATTTATGATCAGATGTATTTGGACGCATCTGAAAAACGTACAAAACGTTTTCTTATAAATAGAAATCTTGCCGAAGATACGTCTATATTAAACCACACCGCGCTTGATCAGAAAGATTCGGATATATTAATTCCTATACCTTTATTTTTTTCTAGAAAATATGAAGGAGATGAATACGATAGTAATAAACCCAATCGCCCTTATTTCCCAACGTGTGGGGTACATAAGCAAAAAATAGAATTTGAAATAAAGTTTCGTCCAAAAACGTTTTTTACGAATTCTAGTCCAGAGAATATAACACTAAATAGTTTTGATCTTATAACTGAAGAAATGACCGTATCTGATGAAGAACGTATATTTTTATCAAAACGAAAACAGGTTTTCGTGACGGATATAGTCAAACGCCACCCCGTAGAAGAAACGGAAGTAGGTAGTAAAGTAGTGAGATTACAACTCGTTCCAAATATACCTGTAAAAACCCTATTCTGGTTTTTACGTGACAAAGACTACGAGAATGAAACCGTAGCTGGAGGTGGAACTCAACTGGCTGACCAGGCAGCCGCTAACATGCACAACAGGTACAATTTTTCTACGACCACTTTGTTTAACGCAACTGGAACTCCCATAGATACACATAATTATCCTATCATCGATAGCGCTAAAATTTTCATTAACGGTGAAGATTTACCAAATTTACCAAGAGTTGATCATACGTATTATAAATACGTTGTTCCTTATAATAATAGGTTGTCGCGAACGGAGAGAAATATATACACATATTCCTTCGCGATGAATCCGATTAATGTGGAGCCATCGGGAAGTTTGGATTTCAGTCAGTTAAAGTCGGAAAGAACGGTACTAGAAATTAATTTAAAAACGGGGTTAACTAAGACTTACGTCGTCAATTTATATTACGTTGGGTACCAAACGTATACATTCGAAGGTGGATTCATGTCACTTGCTTATTAGATAGTATGTATTTGTGATCTTGTATATATTCCACAATTTTATTCTTAATACACCACCGGATAAAATTCAACTGTGCTACAGTCGTATGAATTTTATCATGTGATTCGGGAACGGTGTAAATAATCTTTTGAGATCTACAAAATGGATCAAAAAGTTTTTTACTATACCCATCTAGACTAGACTTATAGGCACAATGGACACTGAATAGTTTGCCATCATTGGTCGTATATGATAAGTTATTCTTTTTAGAATAATTTGTTATGAACCATTCCAAATTTCGAAGTGATATGCCACCACTTTTATCTAGTAATTCTTTTAGTGTACTTCTATTTTCAGAATTTGTGTAAAATGTATTTATAGAACTTAATAATATATCTGATTTATTCATTTCTATTAAGAGGGTTCCTCTTTCTAAGCCTCTTTTCTTGTTCCTCTCTACAATATAAACATTCTGGATTATTTTCCCAAAGTTCACATATACAACTCGTATTAGGTTGCATATTTATCTGAATGGGTTCGGCAGGTTTAGTCTGTTTCTTATGCATTCCACAATAAAGTTCCCCATCTGAAACCTTTTTTGTACATAGTTCATTTGTACCCACACAAGTTCCTATACAATACCCATTTTCACCTAACAATCTATATCTACAAGTTCCGGGAGTTAGGCCTATTGGAAAAGTATCGCACATTTTCTTAATGGTTCTCAATTCTGCGCGATATTCGGCATCTTTTACCATGTCCTTACATGCGGCGATTACCTTCTTCTCGCCTACTTCCATATAATATCATGGATTCTTTTTTTTAAATATATCTGCGATGAGAACCTGTTTTTCAGCTTTGGAATTTTTCCTGATAACCTTTTTCTTTTCCTTCTCTCTGGATAATAACTCTCCAAATATCTCAACTTTGACGTCTTCATACAGGGGGTCTAACAGGTCGCAAACCGGGTTTAAAAATTTATTTATGAAATAGTACGAATAATCTATAGGTAGTTTATTTTCCTCCGCATATTTTGGATCTTCAGCCTTCTCAAAAGCTCTCGCTTTGGGATCACCCGTGTCTAGTAATACATACGGAACTCTATCACCTGAACGTGGTTCTGACCCGGGTCGTCTGTTTCGCATTTTGGTGACGACGCGTACGTGTGCCATACTGACATCTTCACTTGTATATGGAATATGATCCTTTTCAGTCTTAGTCACAGGTACATTAAAACCTTTTACCTTATACGTATCGGAAAGAGATTGACTGAGAATAAGTTTTTCCATAGGAACGTTTCCTTCTAGGAGTTCAACGGCTCTCGTTCTCGCCAAAGCCTTGGGTCCAGATGTGTCTGAACTCTCTAGAATTCCATCCAAAAGTTCTTTGCATACTTCTCTCATGTGTGGTGTATTATCTCGACGCACGAGCTGAAGTCCCTTTACATCGATATAATCCATGTTCATGTTTCCATCTTTACCCTTCGTCCAAAGCTTAGCGGCATACCTTTTCTTACTATACAGGAAATAAGGGCAATATACCTTCTCAAGCTCGAGGTTATTCGGAGCTTTGAATAGCTTTGTGCATTCAGCCGCAGCGCGCTCACCGAGTTCCCAACTATATTCGATAGCTTCTTTCCCTGTTTTACCTTGGACATCAAACTCGATCATAACAGAATCTGTATCACCATAACGCACTTTAGATCCTGGAAAATGCTTTTCAACGTATTCCTTCGTGTCATCAATCATCTTTCGACCTTTCATCGTCACGGTAGAAGCTATAGCCACACACGGAAGCATTCCGCGAGAAGCTCCAGTAAAACCATAGACAGAGTTCATACTGATTTTGTACGCCAGCTGTTTACCATTGTACATGTGCTGAAGGTTTCCCGTAGATTGTGCCATATCCCTTTTAGCTTGCTTTCTGAAAGATTTAAGCTCTGAAAGAATAGTTGGAAGTACACTGGGAATACCCTGGGCGAAGGTATGATTCCCGAAGGTTTCATATTCGATACCAGGTATGTTTTTATACTTAGGATCTAGTACTAACGATGAATAACATACATTATGTGCCATCATAATAGAAGGATACAGACCTTCAAAATCCAAAGCGGTTATGGGTGTATAATACGCACCGGATTGCGCTTCCAGAACTGTTGCCCCTTCATAACCAGTTGTATCCGTGTGCCCGTATTCAAAAGTTGGAACCTTGAATCCGAGCTCACGTGCCTTTTTAGTCAATTGACTGAATACCTTAATTTGTTGACCGCGTTCCACGAGATAATTCAATGGAACCCAAGTTGCTTTAGCCATCTCCAACAGATTAACAAAAGTACACAAACGTTGTATGAGTCTATGAGGCAGAAGAGTATCCTTGATACAATACTCCGCAACCTCTCGCAGTTTAACCGGGTCTTCTTCTTCGAATCGTCTAAACATTTCTTTGGGAGACATGTCGATCTTTTTGTCTCCCAGGTACAGCTTCGATACGTTATCGAGTTTATATGAATCTAACTTGTATTCGCGTTTAACTTCATGGAAAAGATCAAATATAAATCTTCCAGGCATATTCACGAGTGTGAGTTCGTTATCACCGAGCGCACTCGAAGAAAGCTTTTTACGAGTTAAATTACACGTAAAATTGGAGAGCTTACTGAGTTGATAAAACTTTGGAGGACATTTGGTATACAACGCTCGTTTCATTATATAGTTTAAATCAAACCCAAAGATATTCCATCCAGTTATGACGTCCACGTCGTGAAACGATAAATACTCAGAAAATGCGACGAGCATATCACGTTCCGTGTCAAAACTCTTGATGGTACACTCAGGTAAATTCAAATCCGTGGTCTTGTAGCATAAACAAGTCTTATCGTATACATCTTCCGACCCAAACTTTAAAAGGGATATGGCGATTTGAAAACACGCATCACCAGGTACTCCAGGATCCGGAAACTTTCCAGTAGAGCTATAACACTCAATATCAACAGAAGCCACCACAAAGGGTGCAGTTTCCGTAGTTTCGTGCGGCTTTAGATCTTTCCAATTCTTACAGAATAAGTCTATATCGACTTTCGCGTGATGACCCCGTGTACATACATCACTCGTGTCAA